CCGAATCTGCTATTCGTGCAGAAGAAAAGATTCGTGGACGCAAGTTAACAACTAACGAAGCAAAAGCATATTATGATGCGGCAAAGCAAGGTGCTGAAGAACTCAAAACAGCAAATCAAGACCTTGCTAATCAGTCAATGACATTTGATACTGGTTGGAAGCAAGCACTTAATAACTATTTGACAGAAAGCACAGATAAAGCCGCACAAGCAAAACGTGTGTTTGAAGGATTTACAAAGGGCATTGAAGATGCATTCGTAAACTTTGCTAAGACAGGTAAGTTGTCATTCAAAGACCTATTGAACTTCATGCTTGAAGAGTTTGTACGTAGCAACGTAAGAAACTTGTTCGCAGATATCTTCGGTGGTGGTGGCAGTGGTGGCAGTACTATTGGTAGCATTTTTAAGTCAATCTTTGGTCTTCGTGCTGATGGTGGCCCTGCACAAGCAAATAAACCATATATTGTTGGTGAGGAAGGTCCAGAACTATTCGTACCTAAAGGAACTGGTACAGTATTGCCTAATGGTGTTGGTATGGGTGGCACAACAAATAACACTTATATTACTAACAACATTCAAGCAGTTGACGCAAAGAGTGTTGCGCAATTATTTGCTACAAATCGCAAAGCATTGTTAGGGTCAGTTGAAATGGCACGTAAAGAATTGCCGTACTAATAATAGGAATAAGATATGTCAGGATTACAGACAATTATTAACAATTGCAACGGGATAACAATCAATCGTAGAAAGGTTGTTGGTATTCAGTATACACGCAATGAAAGTCCACGCACAAGTTTAACGCCAACATATAACCCTTGGCGCTTTAGTGTTCAGATGCCAGGTTCATTGCGTTATAACGAAGCACGTAGTTTAATGGAAGCAATCGACACATTGGATCGTTATACACCACAAACAATTACGTTTGGTAATGTAAGTTGCTTGAACTGGATCTTTAGATATCAGGGTGCAATGACTAGTGGACAGATTAATACAATCACAGTGCAATCATTTACAGGCAATCAGTTAGTATTAACTGGTCTACCTACTGTAGGATCAAGCACAGTATTGTTTGAACCTAATGACTTGATTCAGATTGGTACAAATCCATATCCATTCACTAGCACTACACAAATATTACGTGGTAGTGGAAGTACAGTAACAATTACAACAAATAGACCTAACATCATTAGTTCAAGCGTAGTAGGATTAGGAATCACAGTTGGCAATGCATGTCAATTTAGAGTTTTCTGTCCTAACATGCCAACATATAGTTTAAGTCCAGGCGGCTATCAGAAAAATTCAAGTGGTGTTGTTGTTGGCAACGCACTTATTAACTTTGATAGTGAGTTTGACCTATATGAGTGGGTAGGAACAACATAAGGAACAAATCATGGAAAATATCCCAGAGGTAGCCAATAGTCCACCGTTTATTAACAGTGCTGAGTTTGTCAAACTCACAGTGTATAACGAATATGGCAACACAGCAAACGTAAACGTTTATACGTTTAGTTCTGCATATAAGTCAGAGACTATTGCAAACACAGTTTATGAACCACTAGGTGGGCTGATACAAGTTGGTGCGCAAGCACGTGACTTGCGTGTAACATCAGCAGACACTAGTATCAGTTTAAGTGGTGTAGATGGTAACAACATCTATATCGTGCTTGGTACAAACATCAAAGGTAGCAAAGTAGAAATCATTCGTGGCTTTTATGGCACAAGTGACGGTAACGTTGCTAACTTATATAACCTAACAAATACATACCCTCGTTTCACAGGTATCGTAACTAGTTACAGTGTTAATGAAGAACGTGAAGGTGAGAATGACAACTTCACAGTTGCTATTAACGCAAGCAGTTACAAAGCAGTACTTGAAAACAGGGTTGCAGGTCGTAAGACGAACAAAAGCAGTTGGCAGGTGTTTAACTCAACTGACAGTGGAATGAATAACGTGTATTCCATCGCTGACCAAGCGTTTGAGTTTGGCAAGAAGCCAACAGGCACACCAATCAACAGCAGTGGTGCTGGACTTGGTCGTGGACAGTTTGGAACTGAGCAATCATATATCCAGGAAAATTAACAAATGAACATTAGATTAGCAAATAAATTTGACCAACCACATATCTTTAAAATGCTACGCAATTTTAGAGACTGTAGCCCTATTCAAGTTATGTCTACTATAGACAACGAAGAATACGTCAGTAAGTTATTGAATGCATTGTTGCATGGCAGAGGCGTAGTATTGATTGCAGAGAAAGAAGAACCAGTAGGTATGCTCATGGCTGTGATTGACCAAAATGTGTGGGATCCAAATGTATTTCTAATGAAGGAACTTGTTTATTGGGTTGAACCTGAATATAGAGGAACTACAGCAGGATATAGATTATTAGCAAAGTATAACGAACTTGCCAAAGAATTAGTTGATGAAGGCAGAATTAGTTTTTATACTATGAGCAAGTTGGCAAAATCTCCTGACTTAGATTATGGTAGATTTGGCTATCAACGAGTCGAAGAAACTTGGGTAGCAGGAGTATAACATGGCATTAGTAACAGCATTAGTGGCAGCAGTTGGATTGACGGGCTTTACTGCCACAGTCGCAACATTTGCAATTAGAACAGTTTTAAGTATTGGCGTTAGCAAACTTATTGGTAACAGATTAGGTAGCAAAGCCGCAGGCGCAGAACCAGCAGGTTCACGTGTGCAGTTGCCACCTGCTACTGATAACAAACTACCTGTAATTTATGGTAGTGCGTTTGTTGGACCAATCATTACAGATGCAAAAATCAGTGCAGACCAAAAGACAATGTGGTATGTCTGTACATTTGCAGAACATACAGACACTACAGCAGGCAGTGGATACACATTTGACCAACTATTTTATGATGGTAAACTTGTAACGTTTGGTGCAGGCGATTATGGTGGCAATAACAAAGTTGTAAGTTTGACAACAAACACACAAGGTGGTGGTACTGTTGATACTAAAGTCAATGGTAACTTATGGATCTATTTGTTCCCTAATGGCGTAGCAGGTAGTCAGGCAGGTGGTAACACTGGATCAACAAGCGCAGTTACTATTATGAGTGACAGCAATATTCCTATCAATCAAAGATGGAATGAACCTGCAATTTATACAAACAATGGTCAAAGTGTGCAAATGTCAAATTGTGCGTTTGCTATCATCAAAGTTGTTTTCAATGAAAATGCAGGTACAACACAAATTGGCGCACTAAGCGCAAAGATTACAAATACACTAACAAAACCAGGTAGTGTAATCAAAGACTATCTATTGAATTCACGTTATGGTTGTGGTATTCCTCTTGCTAATATTGATACAGCAAGTTTGACTACATTAGATACTTATTCAGATTTGCCTGTGTACTACACACCACAAGGTGGAGGACCATTAACATCGCAAGTACGATATCGTGTCAATGGTCCATTGGATACAGGTCAAGATTGCTTGACTAACTTACAGTTATTAGTTGATAGTTGCGATAGTTGGTTGCAATACAGCGAACTGACTGGCAAGTGGAAAGTTGTTATCAATCAAAGTTATACAGAAGCAGGCGAAACACTGAGTAGTTTGTATAGTGTTGATAATGACAACTTAGTTGGTGGCATTGATATCAGTCCTATTGATTTGAACGCAAGTTACAATCAGTTGGAAGTACAATATCCAAACGAAAACATCAAAGACCAAACAGACTTCATCTTTGTTAACTTGTTCACTGAATATCCAAGTTTGATTAGTGAGAACGAACCACTAAACAAACTTACATTGCAGTCACAGATTATGAACAACTTTGTGCAAGCAAAGTTTATTGGTATTCGCAGACTATTGCAAGCACGTGAAGATTTAGTCATTAGTTTTGCAACAGACTATAGTGGTATTCAAGTAGAAGCAGGTGATGTTATCAAGGTAACATTAAGTCAATATGGCTGGACTAACAAATTGTTTAGAGTCAGTAATGTTACTGAAGAAAAGTATCCAGATGGTAATCTTGGTGCTAGATTAGTTGCGTTTGAATACAATGACAGTATCTATGACGATGATTTAGATATCACTGACTTTGTGCCAGCAGATAACACAGGTTTAACTGATCCTAACATTATTAGTACTCCAGATGCCCCACAGATTTTAGTAAATGATTTAGGAACTATTGATACTTTCCAAGTATTTGGTAATGTGCCTGACACTGGACTAGTAACTAATCTTGATTTTAATTTTGGTACAGATAGTAATGTATCAAATCATACATTTTATAGCACAGTTAATAATGCCAATGGTATACCTTTAACTAATAGCGACAGTGCAAATAGTGTTTACAATACATATGTTGTAGATGTAAGTACTTTGCCTACTGGAAATTATTATTGGTCTTTAACAGCACGTAATAGATTTGTTGGTGTTGACAGTAATGCAAGTAACGTTGTTAATTGGAATGGTACTAATGTTAGTACACCTAGTGCTACAACATTTTGCAATGCAACTAGTAATGGAACTATTATTACATCAGATGCATTGCCGTTTGGAGGAACTGGTAATAGTTTTATAGGCTCGTTTGCAAAAGCCTTTCTTAAGTCTTATGATTTAGAAGTTGTAAGTGGTACTGGTCAATTTGCAGCCAACACTAGAATTACAAGTTTTACAAGTAATACACAATATACAATTAACAATGTACCAACTGTTGCATTAAGCAATGCATGTATTAAATTTGTTGGTGGTGGTATTTTTGGTAATAACATTCAAGCAAATACTGTTACTGGCAATAACATTCAAGCAAATACTGTTACTGGCAATAACATTCAGTCAAATACGATTACTTACAATAATCTTGGTAACACAGTTGTTGCTTTAGGTCCTTTAGCAAATTACACGTATCAAGTACCTAATCAATTTGCAAATACTGTAACATTACCAGTAAACGTTAGTACTTTTGGCAATATTGCTACTGGTAACTTTGACGCCCCTAAATTTATCAATTCAACATATTCAGGAGGAGGTGGATTACATCCATATGCTGATGGTAATGCCACAACTGCTATGGGCTATACTGCAAATAGTACAAGCGCATATCAGCCTGCATTTGCAAGTCAGTTAACATTATACAATGGTGATTTAAATTGGTATTGCTTAGAATATGATTCATTTGCTAATACTGTTTCTACTAATGAAAGATTGTTTATAAGTGTAGAACATCAATTTTTTGCAAATGCTGATTGTGTAATTCAACTTGCACCTTTTATTACATTTACAGCATATCCTGGATTAGCAGTTATTAATACGGCTGGATCATTGTTTACACAAATTTTACCTGCAGGAGCACCAATGTATTCTGATATAGAAACTTCTATTTTTGGAGCAAACACCATTGATGGTGGCGGAGTTATGATTAGACTTTTGACTAGTTCTGCAAATGTAGTAGCAATATCTGGTGGCTTATCACTTACAAAGTCAAAATTATAAAACTTGAATAAATACAAATAAGGAAACACGAACATGAGTTTACTATTAAATGGCGCTAAAACGCTAACAATCGCTGGAACAGTAATGTCTTGTATAGAAATCTATACAGGCGAAGCATATACCTTACCATTTACCTTTACTGATTCAGTTGGTGATCCAATTGATTGTACAGGCTGGACATTGGGTATTGGTGCCAAATATTATATTGCTGACACAGCAACATATAATCCAACTAATACTGAAGTTAATTTAGGC